ACCAGTATCCGAATCGTCTGCCAGAATACTCTGAGCATGGCTATGGCATCGGGTGCTAAGAAGGCTTTCCGTATCACGCATACTGGTGATATCAAGAAGAAGCAGGAAGCTATGGCTGATGCCCTTAAGTTCTACCAGAAGACGGGCAAGTTGTTTGAGGAAAAGGTGTCTGCCCTCGTCAAGAGGGAGTTTACCAAGGCTGAGATCCAGAAGTTCTGGATGGATGTCTGGGGTATGATTGAGTGTCCTATTGAGTCTAATCCTCAGACCGAGGCTGAGTACACTAACTATCTTAAGGCTACTACCACGATTGCTAAGTGGTCGGATACCTTTGATAGTGAGCGGCAGTCGCTCAATAGCACTGCTAATCTGTGGCTTGTTGCCAATGCTGTGACCAAGGAATTGCAGCACCGTATTCCTGCCCGTGGTAAGAAGCCTACCTTTGAGTCGGCTGCTTACAACAACTTGCTTGGCAAGAATCAGGATGCTACGATTGATGTGATGAAGTACGCTCTTACTTTCACTTAAGGAGAAACCGATGGCTACTAAGAAGAAGACTACTAAGAAAACGATTAACTTTGAGAAAAGTTATAATCAGTTGATGAAGGATATGGATTCCGTGTGCTTTCGTATGTTTGAGCTAAAGGACGAAGTTTTTAATGGAACCATTTCTAATAAGGATTTGATTGAAGAGCTGTGGAATGTTACTAACATGATGAGTAATAGTCTTAGTGCTGCTGATCAGTCTACTGACCCTCTATATAAGGATCTAGATTAATGAATATCTTTGTGCTGGATACCGACCCATTCAAGGCTGCGGAATATCAATGTGATAAGCATGTAGTTAAGATGGTGTTGGAAACAGCACAGTTGCTTTGCTCAGCACATGAGACTGCTCCATATAAGAGGACACACTATAATCATCCCTGCGCTATATGGACTCGCAGCAGCCTGAGTAATTACAATTGGTTGGTTAAGCATGGCTTGGGACTTGCAAGGGAGTACACTTTGCGGTATAATAAGCCACACAAGAGTACCGAGGTCATTGAGTGGGCTGATAAAAACAAGCCCAACATTCTAGACCTTGGCTTGCTTCCCTTTGCTCAAGCCATGCCTGACCAATACAAGGATGCTGATCCCGTGGTTGCCTATCGTAAGTATTACATCAACGATAAAGCTAGACTTGCTAAGTGGAAGCATGGTAATGTTCCTGCTTGGTTTATAATTGAGGTATAACATTATGTATTATGATGACTATGAGATTAAACCCAACCGTGCCTACTATAGTGATGAGCACGGTTATGTATGTGATTGTAGTCGATCTAGAGATCCATATGAAAAGCTTTGTTGGATCTGTCAGGAATATGTAGACGCACAGCGAGAAGAGGAGGCTATGCTTGACGAGACTATGGAATCAATTGACGAAGATGGAACAGGAGAAGAGGACAACACTTCAGATTGTGACTGAAGAAGAGATGCTTGCTCTATCTGAGAATAAGTATTGGGATACTTACAATGCTAATCCAGATGAAGGCATTCCAGAGCAGACTTTGATTGATGCCTGTGTCATCCATCTTACTCCGTTCTATCAGCAGTGGATTGATACGGTGTCGCAGAACAGAAAGACTCCTGATTGGGCTGTTCCTTTGTTCGCTGTAGGTGCTGCTAAGATGGCAGACATTACTGTTAGAGCTTTGATTCTTGAGTGGTTCAACTCATCTTTTTGGGAGCGTAAGTATGAAGGAGATCTTTTCCCTTTGCCTACTGCTCAGCATATTGCCCACGTTATATCTGAAATGGTCATTGAGATTGTCGCTTATCAACAAGCCAAGAAACAGTTCCGCGATGATTGGCTTAAGCAATCTCATTATCAAAAGAAGTGGACTGCTAAGCGTTGCAAAGCGTTTGCATACAAGATGGGTACGCTAAACAAAAAGAACTTTAGCAGGAAGCAGCGCGAAGACTTTGGACATCACATGCTGCGTATCGCAGAGATGTCCGAGATCATTCAGCTCAAGAACATTCGCAAGCATACTGGCAAGCGGTGGACTGAGCGAGTGGTTGTTACCTTTACCGATGACATTCTTAGCGAGTTGCATAAGCGACATCAGGATGTCATTGCCAAGGCAGCACTGCTGTATCGCCCCATGATTATTCCGCCTGTAGAGCATACGCTTACCAGCAGCGGAGGTAATCTACTCCAGTATGTTCGTAAGCCTGTGGTGCAAAAGTTCAAGGATGTCATGTGGGATGAGAAGGTTAATCAAAAGAGTAGCACTCCATCACAGACAGTCATTGATGGTCTTAATGCAATGATGCATACTGAGTGGACTATCAATACCAAGGTGCTTGAGGTAATGGAGAACCTGTTCAAGAACAATACACGGGAAGCCAACCTTCCTGCGTATGACTTCTCAGCGTTTGACTTTGCCGAACCTTATCCCGCCAATGGGACTAAGGAAGAGCAAGCAAGATGGTGCGCTCAAAAGGAAGAAGCCTACAGTAATTGGTACAAGGAAGAACAGTTGCGTGGTCGTATGCTTGTCAGGCTACAGCTTGCCAAGTATCTGATTCCACAGAAGTTCTTCTATCATATCTTTACTTGTGACTTCCGTGGTCGTGCTAACTCTGCCTGTGATCTATTGTCTCCACAAGCGTCTGACTTTGATCGTGGTCTTATCATGTTTGCAGAACCACGCAAGCAGACACCAACTGGTAAGTTTTGGTTACAAGTTCATGTCGCCAATCTCTTTGATCAGGACAAGGTTCCTTTTGATCAGCGAGTTAAGTGGGTGCAGGATAACATGGATATGTTTAGACGGATCAATGATGATCCTTATGAGACACGAAAGCTATGGATATCTGACAAGAAGAAAAAGAATCCTAGTTTTCAGAGACTTGCCGCTGTGTTTGATCTGTGTCGTACTGATGGTATGACTCAGGTTGCCGTGCAGATGGATGGTTCCTGCAATGGTGTACAGCATTGGGCTGCGCTTATGCGTGACCCTGCTCTAGCCAAGAAGGTCAATCTAATCAAGACGGAACAGCCGCAGGATCTCTACCAGTTCGTTGCGGACAGCATGACTGAGAATATGATTGCTGTGAAAGAGGAAGACAGCAACAAGGGGCGGTGGGCAAGTAAATTTCTTGAGCATTGGGAAGGGGACATTGATCGCTCAGTTGTTAAGAGAGCGGTTATGACTGATCCATATGGTGTTACATTCTACGGTATTCGCAGATACTGTAAGACTGAGGGACACCTTGATTGGGTAGGCAAAGACCAGATTGCTGGTGCAGTCATGGAGCTTGCTACCTTTATTGATCAGGCTCTTAAGGGTACATTGATTGAACCCAACAAGGGCAAGGCTTGGCTCAAGGTTACGGCTGATATGTTCTCTGAGGTTGGTAAGAATGTTGAGTGGACTACGCCTTGTGGCTTTAAGGTTGTCCACCAGTACTATGAAATATTGACACGCCGTTCAGTAGCCAAACTGTTCGACATGAAAGAGCTGCACTTTGGTGCGCCGGATAAGGAAACAATAGATGGAAGCTCAGTTAATCTGGCTATCTCTCCAAATTACATACACTCGTTGGATGCGAGTCATATGTGGTCTACCGTCAAGCGAATGATTGATTCAGGTATCACTCAGTTCAGCATGATCCATGACTCATATGGTTGTCCTGCTCCAGATGTCAATCTTATGAGAGCCTTCACTAATGAAGAGTTTCACAAGATGCATAGCACTAATCTGCTGGCAGACATGCGAGAAGAGCTTATGCAGAACATTGGTATTGAGTTGCCCGATACTCCCGAAGTAGGGGTGTTCAACATTGACAATGTGCTGGACGCAGAGTACTTCTTCCAATGAAAGACAAAGTGTATAAAGTAACAAGTGAAGGAGACATGGAGGAAGCAGTTAAGATGTTCACTGCTTTGGCTATGTCAAAGAGAAAGCGTAAGAAGTTGTCCCTCTGGTTTGCAACCGAAGCATTCAGCGACATCTTCTTGAGCGCTGCGTATACGGAGTTCTCTCTTAAGAACATTCCGCCGCAGCCTAACATGAACATTAATATTTATATCGGAGGTGACAATGACGATTTGGAAACCGAACAAGATTCTTAATGGAAAGTCTTGGCGTTGGGGTGATCTCTATGACAGCTGGAATCAGCAGCAGAAGGATCACTTTGATGGTAAGCTTGATGTCTATGCCCCGATCAATGGACTTCCTCCGCTTGCTCAGCAGTGGAAGGAAGACTATAAACGAAGACACAAGAAGTGAATGATCAAGAGTTTACTTGGTCACAGCCGATGACCGAACTAGCTAACAAACTTTACATGATGCAGACCGAGATCGGTCGTTTAAAGTGTGAGCGCGATGAGGCGAGGCGGGAAGTCTGTGGCTTTCATCACCTTACAGGATTCCTTGCGGGTGACTATGCCAACTCCCGTGGTTGGAACTATCTCAATGATGAGAGAAACTGGCCGGGATTTCCACAGTCGGTAACTGACTTTAAGTTGTTCCTTGAAGGTCAGGATAAGATTTTTCTTGAAATGAATGATCGACTTCGCGCTGAACGCGATGCGTTGCAGAAACAAGTTGATGAATTGCTAGATGAAAAGCATGCACCAAGAGGTGCGTGGGGAGACTTTTGTAATGAGTAGAGTTTTGGTAATCGGGGACACACACTTCCCCGCAGTACTTGACGGCTACCTTCAGTTTGTGAAGGATGTCAAAAAGGAGTACAAGTGTGACAAGGTTATTCATATCGGTGATGTGATCGACCACCATTGCATCTCGTTCCACACTAAGCACCCGGAACATCCCGGTGCTGTGTCTGAGTACAAGCAAGCAATGGAGTGCATCAAGGAATGGAAGGCTGCGTTCAAGAATATGATTGTTACTATTGGCAATCACGATGATAGAGTGCGCCGACTCGCAGGGGATGCTGGCATTCCCGACTTTTATATCAAGAGCTTCAATGAAATTTATAACACAAGTTGGCAATGGGTTAAGAACCACACTGTTGATGGTGTGTTTTACTATCATGGTGTTGGGGGTGGCGGTCTTTATCCTGCTTTCAACACTGCTAAAGGTATGGGTATTTCTGTGGTTGCTGGTCATCACCATTCTTGCGCCGGAATTAACTGGCAAGTTAGCCCAATGCATTCGCTCTTTGGAATGAATGTCGGATGTGGCGTTGACCGCAAGCATCTTGCTATGAAGTATGGCGAAGACCATATCAAGAAGCCTGTGATTAGTTGCGGCGTTGTCATTGATGGCAAGCCCTATATGGAAATGATGAGTCTTTAAATAAGCCCTATGGTTGGGGCTACAGATATATCTGTATATCAGAAAGGAGAAAGAAATTATGAACACTGAAACTGAAATGGTTGATGGCGTTGTTACTGAAGCTACTACCACTCCCGCACAGGAAATGGTTCCTGCTATCCGTAGTGATAGCGTAGTTGCGTATCTCAGCGGACTTGCTTCCGGGCTGAGTGCTATTGTAAATGATCTTAACATGCAAGTTAAGCAGATTACCGAAGCCATGAATAAGGATACAACCACTAATGGTTAATAAGAAGATGAAGAAGATGCCTCAGTTTGTGACTGAGGTTGTTGAGGTTAAGTGGAGCAATCTCCTCAAGCCGGATACGGCATTTGGTGAGGCTTCTGCTAACCACAACATTACGATCCTTCTAGACAAGACTCTTGAGAAGAAGCTTGCAGAGCTGCTCAAGCAGTCTGGTGCTAAGAAGATCAATGGAATCATGGAAAAGGATGGAGTCAAGACACTCAAGGCCAAGAGCCGTGTGTATGTTGAGCAGGGTAAGTTCCCTTGCGTTGACTCTGCTGCACAGGAGACTGATGCAGTTCCCTTTGGTGGGGACAAGGTTCGTCTGAAGCTTGCTCCTGCTGTTGTCGCCCGTGATAACAGCCTGTCTGTTTACCTTAATGGTATTCAGATTGTGGAGAAGAATGCCAACAACATGACCGGATCTACTGGCGGTGGCTTTAGTGCTGTCGATGGTGGGTTTGTTGGTGCAGCCGCCCCCAAGTCTGCGCCCGAAGTTGAAGAGACTGAGGACGAAGACCTTCCATTCTAAGTGAACTGGAAGTTTAATATCAATCCCGTGGCTGCTTCAAGACCACGGGTTGGTAAGTGGGGTGCTTACTATACAGGAACATACAAGGAGTTCAGAGAGAAAGCCTCTGAGATTGTATGGGATACCATTGGTACTGGTTGGACACCACTAGAAGGTGAGCTATCAGTAACAATGGAACTGTATGTAAAGCAACCAAAGTCAACTGAAAGAGAATGGCCTAAAGCAGACATAGACAACTTTGCTAAAGCTATTCTTGATACAATGAATGGAAAGATCTGGAAGGATGACTCTCAGATTACATCCCTCTATGTATCAAAGCAGTGGGCTACAAAAGGTGAAGATGGTTACTTCACATTAGAAGTATCTAACTAAAGGGAGAGGGGAGAAATCCCCTTTCCTTTTTTCAAAAGGAGAATTATGTACGATAAGATTTCAGTTGAGTTGATCGACAAGATGGGAACAGACAACACGGTTGTCGATGCTGCTAGAGTGTCGTTCAGCAAAGAAGCTGCCAACTACACAGAGGAGCAGAACAGTAAGCTTATCAAGTACTTGGCAAAGCACAATCACTGGAGTCCTTTTGCACATTGTACTCTGCAGTTTAGAATCAAGGCTCCTATCTTTGTTGCCCGACAGTTGCAGAAGCATCAGGTTGGGTTTGCTTGGAATGAAGTGAGCCGCCGCTATGTTGACTATGATCCCACCTTCTGGAATCCCAATGGTAATTGGAGAAAGAAGGCTGAGAATAAGAAGCAGGGATCTATGGATGATCTGGTCGATGATCCTCTGGAGTCTCAGGATGTCTTTGAGGATGCCATGCGTTACTGCATGTTGACTTATAGCCTGATGCTTGCCAACGGTGTATGCCCAGAGCAAGCCCGTGCCGTGCTTCCTCAGTCTATGATGACTGAGTGGTACTGGACGGGTTCTCTGTATGGCTTTGCCCGTGTGTGCCAGCTTAGGCTTGATGCCCATGCTCAAAACGAATGCCGACAGGTTGCCATGTGTCTAAATGAGGCATGTGCCGAAGCATTCCCGATATCTTGGAAGGCTCTTAATGGAACACTGGATTGAACTGGCTAAGCATATTGCATCGACTGTCGATAGAGACAGGGCGCATATCTCGCTGATTGTCAGAAAGAATAGGCTGCTTGCTGTCGGAACCAATAACTGGAAGACGCATCCCAAGACTGCTGAGTATGGGTACATGTATCCGTATCTCCACTCTGAGCTAGATGCCTTCCGAAAGATAAAGACACCACAAGATAAGCTGGTTCTTTATAACTTTCGATTCAGTAAAACAGTAGGTAGGTTGGGAATGGCTAAGCCATGCAAGTTCTGTATGCCTTGGTGTTCTCATGTATTTGATCGAATCGTTTACTCTAACGAGGAAGGTAAGATTATAAATGCCTGATGTAGATTCAAATGGTGTGGATATCCTTGACCGCTTCTTGGCATACAAGTGTCGGTTTATGCAATTTAGCGTGACTGAGGATGTCTTTAATCAAGTGATTGAGTATATCAAGGAATTACGCAATGAGCGCGACGAGGCGAGGCGGGAGATATGCGTGATGCTTGAAGATGCAACCAACAATCACCGAGAAAATCACGCAAAGAGGTGGGGCTGGGACTGCTACAAGGAGGACGACAAGTGAATGACGAGTTTGAATATGGTTTTACTGATGGTCGTATTGTTCTCGCAAAGAAGTTTGCTGAGTTGTATAGTATGATTGATTATCTGAAGAACGAACTAGACGAAGTAAGAGCACTCTACTGTGAAAGACTGTCTCCCGCAGATCCTCAAAAGATTGCTGAGAAGTGGAAATGGGATTGCTTTGACAACGGCAAGAACGCATGGCTTCTTCCAGAAAAGAAACAACTTCTAGATAAACTGGTAGAGTTAGATGAGAAGATTGAAGCTCATATCAATAATCAAAAGTACAGGGTAACTGACGGTGAGTGATGATCCTCTATCTCAAGCTGTTCAAGAGTTAGAGTGGGTTACTAACGAAAGAGATCAGGCAAGAAGAGAACTTGTTGCTTATGATGCAATACACTTTAAGCTTTCAGTAGTCGAAGCTGCTAAAGCAAGAGGCTGGGGTTATCTAATAACAAAGGATAGAACAATATGAATGGTAAAGGTAGTAGATATCGTCCCGTAGATCGTAAGAAGTATGAAGAAAACTATGACAAGATTTTTAAAGCACTTGACAGAATCAACGATAAGTGTGATAAAGCCCTTAAGAAACTAAAAGATGATGAAGACAAAAACATTAAGCGAACTTGAGGAGATGGTCTATGATCTTGCAGCCCTTAGCTACAAGGTTGGTCGCATTGAGACAGATGGTACATCAACTCAAGCTAAATATGATAAGCTGGTTGAACAGCGTGACAATCTAAGAAACGAAATTGCTGCTGCTTTTAAATCCTACACAAACTATCAGCCAACCGAACTAGGTTGGGGAAAAGGTAAAGACGAATGAATAAGGTTAAGACTGAGATTGATGCGTGGTTGCAGATGAATTTTCCTGTAGGTGCTGGTCCAGAGATTGTTATTGGTGATGATTTACTGCCTTCACCCCATCACTATATGGCAATTCAATTCGGTTCTGATATTGAAGGTGCTCATTTTATTATTATGGAAACACCGGAAGATAATAATGGACTACGCTCGTCACATGATATGGCTGTTGCTTCCTTTACTATGCCAAAGGATCTTCTACTAAAAATTGTGAGAGTAATTGCAGCCAATGAGGATCGTTTTCCTCTCCATAATCATACCGATCTAGCCGAATGGTGAGAAAATGAATGAGTATCTTTCAAAAGAAAACTGAATGTCCACGCTGCGCGGCTAATGGTGAAGATCGCAGTGGAGACAATCTCGCGGTCTATGATGACCATGTATATTGTTTTAAGTGCAGCTATCACCGTAATACAAAAGGAAAAGAGATGACCGATGAGACTGTTACAATTCAACCTAAAGAGTTTAAGACTCTCACTGGTTCTTACATTGATCTTGAGGATCGCGGTATTACGGAGAAGACTTGCAGACTCTATGGCTATCAGGTAGCCAAGGTCAACGGCAAGGAAGTTCAGATTGCCAACTACTACAACAACGGTGAGTTGATTGGTCAACATCTCCGTGGTCCTAACAAACAGTTTGCTTGGAAGGGATCAGCCAAGGGTGCTGAGCTTTATGGACAGAATCTTTGGAAGAATGGTGGAAAGCGACTCGTAATTACCGAAGGCGAGATCGACTGCATGACTGTCAACCAAGTGCTTGGCGGTACTTGGCCTGTAGTCTCCATCCCAAATGGAGCGCAGTCAGCAGCCAAGTCTATCCGTGATAACCTAGAGTTTGTTAACTCTTATGCAGAAGTTGTTCTGTGTTTCGACATGGATGAGCCGGGTATCAAAGCAGCCAATGAGGTTGCTGAGTTGCTGCCACCGGGCAAGTGCAAGATTGCTAAGCTTCCCTACAAGGATGCCAATGAATGTCTTGTAAATGCTCAGACCAAGCAGCTTGTGTCGGCTATCTGGGAAGCACACCAGTATTCTCCAGATGAGATCCTACACATCTCCAAGATCGTGGATACATCGGAGACTGTTAGTGCAACCAAGGTATATCCCTTCCCCTACGATGGTCTATCAGAGTTCCTGATTGGGCAGCGTGGTGGAGAGATTAGCCTATGGGCATCTGGTACTGGTTCAGGTAAGTCTACCATTCTCCGTGAGCTTATGATGCACCATCTCACAGAGGGTCGCAGCGTAGGCTGTATCATGCTTGAGGAGTCTCCGCAGGAGACAATGGATGACATGATTAGTTTGATGCTAAACAAACCTGTCCGTGCTATCCGTGCTTGTCGCATGATGAATGAGCTACGAGTTCAGATGGGCAAGAACCCCATCAATATGCAGATGATTGATGATCTTACTGATGAGGAGTACTACACCGCCAAGCGCAAGCTTAGCGAAACTAGCTTCTATATCTACGATCACCTTGGCAACAACGCCATGCAGAATCTACTCGCTCGTATGGAGTTCATGGCTGTATCTCTTGGAGTTCAGGTCATTGTCCTAGACCATATCACGGCAGCAGCCGCTGGTCTTATGGGCATGGCAGATAAGGATGTTGAAGGTGGTGGTTCAGAGCGAATCATCATCGACACTCTTATGAAGGAACTGCGAGCTTTAGCTGTGCGAACTGGAGTTCACATTGACATCGTATCTCAGCTCAAGAAATCGGAGAAGGCTTATGAGGAAGGTGATCGAATTACTCTGCAAGATCTGCGTGGCTCCGGTGCTTTGGCTAGTGTACCTAACACAGTCATTGCCCTTGAGCGTGATCGCCAGAACACAGACCACAAGATTGCCAATACTACAATTGTTCGTGTTCTCAAGAATCGCCTGACAGGTCGGGCTGGTATTGCAGCAACACTGTTTTACGACCACACTACAGGTCGTTTGAAAGAGATCGGCTTTGCTATGGCAGAGGATGGATCTCTCGTCTTTGAACCAGAGGAGAACTAAATGAAGGTATGCGTCCTTGACATTGAAGGTAACGGACTTGGTGAGTTGATCCTTGACAGCAAGGGTAAGCCCTACACAGAGGCTACCAGAATTCTGTGTGCCGCTACTAAGGTCAATGACGAAGACCCGATCCTTTGGCTAGAACACCAGATGAAAGATCTGGTCAAGTACCTCAGTGAGATGCCCGTGATTATCGGACACAATATCTGGGGCTACGATTTTCCCGTGATGCGTAGACTGCATGGGATGGCGCGACCGAAGTGCGTTGTTGATACGCTCGTTATCAGCAAGTTGATGTATCCAGACATCAACAATCACCCACTAGGTGACAATTCTCTGGAGTCTTGGGGCAAGTATCTTAAGTTCCCCAAGATGGACTATAAGGGTGGGTGGAGCCAGTACTCAGATGAGATGGGTACTTACTGCTTGCAGGATGCCAGACTAGGCATGGCTATCTACGAAGCCCAAAAGCAATTCATCACAAAGAACAAGGAACTGGTTCGCTTTGAGAGCCGTGTATCCGAAGTTCTAATGGAGCAAGTTGAGCATGGATTTAATTATGACAGTGATGCAGGAGACAAGTTGTATCAAGAGCTTATGCTTGAGAAGCTTGGTATCGAAGATGAAATGCGTGAGATCTTTCCTGACAAGATCATCATCCGTCATTCAGAAAAGACGGGCAAGAGACTAAAGGATAAGATTGAGACTTTCAATCCCGGTAGCCGACAGCAGATTGCATCACGACTAAATGACAAGTATGGATGGGAGCCA